GAGAAACTTCACAAGGTGTACGGCTCTGTGAGTAAAGACCCAGCGCCGGTGAGCGAACGGCCCAAGACTCTAAACCCAAGCCTAGTGGGCGCAGATACACCCGTGGACATGTCAAAAATGACACGGAAAGAACGTATCGACGCGATCTGGGCTACGCACAACCAACAATAACACTCTAGGAAACTGATACAATGGCTTTCACAGCTACGACTCAGACTGACTACGCGTCGTTTTTGAAGGAGTTGTACAGGGGTTCGACCGTCGCTGATCTATGCTACGACTCGAACGCGGTACTCGCTCTCCTTCCGAAAAACCCCAACACGGGCGGCACGAAGTACATCAAACCCATCCGCTACTCGTTCGTCAACGGACGCGGTGCGGACTTTTCCATTGCCAGGGCTAACGTCAGCGCTGCTGATCGTGATCGCTGGGAAATGGACTGGACCAACCACTACACGATCGCTGCCGTGACCAATAAGGCCATGGAACTCGCGAGCGGCGCAGGGCGGGATGGCAGCTTCAAGGACCTTCTGGTCGACGAAGTTGACTCGGCTCACCAGGCGTTTGCGAACGATGTTGAGGTCGAACTGCATGAAGATGGCTCAGGCCGTCGTGCGGTCGCCGCCGAAGCCGTCGGTGCCACCACGGCGCTCTGGTTCGCCGTCGGTCCAGGCCAAGCGTCGAACTTCGACAAGGGCATGGTCATCGGACATCTCAGCGCAGGCTCGCCTCCGACCGCCATTGGCGCCGGTAACGAGACTGCAGTTGTCACCGCGGTAGACCGTGGCGGCGACCGCATCAAGGTTGCGGCTGACTTCACCACGGCACTTGTGGCCACTGATGTCATCGTGCTTTACGGTGATGCGAACTCGAAGGCCAACGGCCTCAAGGCCTGGCTCCCGGGCAGTGGCGTTGCCGCTACCGCGTTCAACGGTGTCAACCGACAGGCCGACGCGACTCGCCTTGCTGGCGTTGACGGCGTGAAGGGTACCCTCTCGGGTCTCCTGATCACCGACGGCATCGTGCAGACGACCGCGCAGATCATCCGTCAGGGCGGAAAGCCCAACCTGGCATTGGTCTCAGCTGCAGACTTCGCGGATCTCGCCAACGAGACCGAAGCCCGTGGCCGTTACGCCAAGGTTAGCGCTTCGACCGGAACCGTTTCTTTCTCGGCAATCGAGGTCGCGACGCCGGCTGGTATGCTCCCCGTTGTGCCCGATCGGCACACCGAGGACGACAACGCCTTCATTCTTGACACGCGCAAGATCGAGGTCTACTCGACCAACTCGCTTCCCTCCTTGTTCAACAAGGACGGCAGCTTCTACCACCGGACAGAGACCGCTGATGAACTCAGCTTCTACCTGTACGGCTTCTACGGCCTTAGCATCCAGGAGCCCGGCTCCTGCTCGTGGGTCCAGGACCTCTACTAGCATATTGAGTTCCCCCCGGTTCGCCGGGGGGTTCTCCCCTTTTTCTGGAGAAACATGGCAACCTTTGTAACACTGACTGACATGATCACCCGCACGCGCGAACGCGCGAACCAAGAGAACAGTACATTCTGTTCCGACGCGGAAATCACACACTACCTCAATGACGAAATCACAGACCTCTACGCCAAGATGGTCAACGTCGATGATGGTAAGCTGTTTGGGGCTATGTCTCCAACGCTGACTCAGATCGGTAACAACGCGTACCAACTCCCCTCTGATTTTATGCGGCTCGTGGATGTCAACATCTACACGGGCGCGCGCTGGGTGCCCGCCTACGAGGCCGACCCACAGAACTACCTTGAGCTGAAGACTCGCACATACGATAGCGACCACGACGTCCGCTACTACCTCTCCCTGAACAACACCCAAGGTCGCTACGAGCTGTTCATCTTTCCGGCCAAGGATGTCGCCAACATCGGCGTGCGCTACATCCAGGAAGCCCCTCGGCTCTCGCTCGGAACCGACACGCTCAAGTGGCCGAGCAACTGGCACGAGCCCTGCATCATCGGCGCAGCCTCCAAGTGCCTCCAGAAGGAGGAGTCAGAGTTCCAACACCTAGAGATTCTGAAGGGCCAGGCCGTTGGCCGCGTCCTCAAGGACATCCGTTCGCAGTCGGTCTCAGAAGTCAAAACCCTTCGGCAGATCGCTGGCCGCAACCGACACCGCAACCAGTTCCCTAGAGTGTAATGTCGTTTGACTTTCAAAAGCTAGGCCTAGACCGAATGGCGACTGGTATCGCGAGGTCCGTTACCGGGGGACAGTCAACTCTCAGCACTGGGGACATCACCAAGGGTACGATCGTAGAGGTTGTTATCGACGGAGGCACAACGGGCTCCGCAACGGTGAGTGCTCGGCGCACGGGCGCGATCCCCATCTCGGTAGAGATTTCCGGGGCCAGCCCCTTGTGCGAGTACAAGTGGTCGATCGAGGGAACCACCCTTTCCGTCCAGCTGAACGCAGGCCGCGACGTCACAATACAGTTTTGGGTATTCTAAATGGCACTGAAGCGCGTCACAAAGTCAATCCCTCTTTCCGGTGGCATCTCTGAGGACGCCCCGGAGTTCTTGCTTGAGCCGCCTGGAATGGCGTACATCGAGAACGCACGCTTTCGCAAGGTAGATCTTGCAGAGAAGACGGAGGGTCTGGCCGGAGACGGCCTCTCCACTGGTGCCACCCAGTTCAGCCCCTCGCTTCACGACAAATACGGCACCATTTCCGCGTGGTCCAAGGGCACGCAGATGGCCGTCGTCGGCAAGAGCGAGGTAGCTCGGAAGACAATGGACCAGGCGGCCTTCGAGCAGGTTGACATTGAGACCACTGTCTTGGGTATCGAGCGCATCCTCGGAACCGCTACGGCCATTGGGGCGCAGAACGCCGACTGGTGCTTTGGCGCCGACGGTGGCTACGACGACACGACGAGCCCTTACGACACGCTCAACATCAACTACTTCGCAGTGGCGTACGAGACCCGCAGGAACCAGAGCGACGACCAGGCGTTTGTCAACGTCGTATTCCAGACGTACAACCTAGACGGTAGTCTCCTCACTACGGAAACTATAGAGCTTGAGACGTGCCCCAGGTTGCGCATGAATGCTTCCGGCGGTGTCGTTATGAAGACGATTTGTCACACGGATAACATCGTCTATGGTGACTCGTGGATCGTCAACCGCCAGTACACGCAGGCGGCCGGGCTAACCTACCTCCAGTCCCAGGACCTCGACATCCGCCCGTACCCACAGGAGTACACGCAAGCCACACAGCTTTGGGACGTGACAAAGCCGGAGTCGATGCGCATTAGCTTCGCCAAGAACGCAAACCACACTCCAGCCATGTGTTTCGACATGGATTCCCGGTCGGTTTCTGGCACGGGCCTCGTCGCGTACAAGACTGAAGCCACCGGGCAGATCAGAACAATCGCCACGTACAACACGGGGCTGCACAAGTCCACCTCCTACTTTCTAACCCAGGACGTTGAGCCCACCATCATGTACCGCGTGCTCGACTGCCGCGTGGGCCGCAGGGCCGCACCCAACGACCACTCCTACGTGTTGATCTCATACATCGACACCTCCGACACGAGCAACCCCTACAGCACGGTAATATGTATCGTGTGTGACCGAGACACTGGTGCACCCACGACGACGATCAACTTCGGGAACGTAGAGGGGCACGTGTACAACGGAAGCCTCGACGAGATGTCAAATGGCTACATCGCCATAGCAGTGTCCTCAGCCAAGGGGCACCCGAGCGACGGCCTGGATGTCAACGGAAGCTCGGCTGCCGGGGACAGGATCACCTTCAAGATCGCGGCCAACGACTTTTCAACGATCAAGTACACGAAAATCCTCATCCACCACCGCCTCGTGTCGAGACTCAAGTGCGACGAGGACGACAACCCGCATGGTGTCGTGCAACAGTACTTTTCCGCTATGCCAGATAACTTTGGCGCGGACCAGCAGAAGCCCTCGATCATGCCCGCGGCGACCAAGCCCGTGACTAGTGTGCTAATCCGATTCACGGACGACCCCTACGCACTGGAGACCGTCGGTGACGAGGCCGCCCTGAGCCCGATCGCGGTATTCGATCCGGGAACCTCCAAGATGGGCGACCACTCACTGTCTGAGCAGAGCGTCCACCTTCCTGAACTAGACTTCCTGGACGACATCATGGACACCACGGGTGCGCCGCGGTATGATACCTCCAGTAGCGGCAAATACCAGCGCGTGCATCAGTGGTTTTACTTGAACCGCGTCATGGACACGCTTGAAGATCTGAACGTGTGGCTTCACAACAGCCCGAATGCGACAGGTATCGACGCACGCCGCCTGCTACGCCCCTCGGATGGACACTTCAACCTTTTCCGATGCAGCCCTGACATCAAGGTGCAGACGGTCGACTTCCACAATGGCTTCTTCAACACGGCCGCGATACCCGCATGGTACGACGGGGGCGTCTACGGAGAGTCAATGGTGCTCGACCAGCCGGAGATCGTTTGGTTTGGGGGATCCACCCTCGACCCGTCGTACCTGGCCTACCAGGACCTGGAGATCGCCACCGAAGAGGCGATGTACGCACAGGCCATCATCGGCTTCACGGACGACGCCGGCATGGTTCACAGGAGCGCACCGAGCTTTCCGCTGTTCGCGGGTAACATGGGACCCCCAGCAAGCACCACCGCGAAGGTAACGGCGCAGGTCGGCGTTACCCGCCCCCTCAGCATGTTCCACAACCGCGAGTATTTCATAGAGGTCTACTACGGCGGCGTAGGAACGACTGCAAAGCTCGGCGCCTCTAC